CGGAGCTTTCGAGCTGCAGCGTGTAATTGCGCTCGCCATTGAAGTCCCCGGCATAATCGAGCCGCTGTACGAGGAATCGCCCGCGCATCTTCGCGCCGTCCTCGAAGGACAGCTCGTATTCCTCCAGCGTCCCGGCCAGCGCATGGACCTGCACTGTCGCTTCGGCCTGGCTGCCGAGGAAAATCCCCGCCGCGCTGACCGAGACAGAGCGCGTGCCCGCGCCGGACAGTAGCTCGCGCCAGCCGCCCGAGCCCTTGTGAGTGACGACCACCGTGTCGCCATTGATCGACATCTGCGTGGTCCTGAGGCCCGCCACCGTGGCGTAGGCAGGCGGCGCACCGCCGTCGCCGATCTTGAGCAGGAAGGCGGAACCTTTCTGTGCAGTCATTTCGTATCTCCTGGTAATGATATTCCTCCCCCTTGGGGGAGGGGGACCATCCGAAGGATGGTGGAGGGGCAGGTGAAGCAAGCGCGGCGCATCTGGAGGGTGCCCCTCCACCGTGCTGCGCACGGTCCCCCTCCCCGTTCCGGGGAGGAATCAGTCAGCGAGGCAGCGAAACCGGTATTCCATCAGCACCGCGCGCATGCCTCGCGCCCGTTGCTCGGCGCGGCCGCGCAGAAAGGCGATTCCGGCAATCTCGAAACCCGGCTGGCCCCGCGGCAGCGCTTCGATCCGCGCCTCTATGGCGGAGATCAGGCTTGCCGCACTGCCTGACGTATCGCCCCGAAAATGCAGCTCCAGCGCGATGCGGACCTCGCGCCCCTTGCGCTGCTTCACGCTCCAGTCGGCGCTCGCGCTGGCGGCGATGCCCAGCCATGGCGGGCTGGCCGCAATGGGCGCTTCCTCGGTCACGATGTTCACTTCGGCGAGTGCCGGGTCTGCGCGCAGCCAGGCGATCAGCGCGCTGCGCAGGCTCGTTTCCATCAGTCACTATCCTTCGTGAACAGCGGCCAAAGCAGGCGGGCCGAGCGCCAGCGTCCTGGATCGCCGCGCCGGGCGAGCAGCCGCGATGCCGCATGGGCGCGTGCGAGCGCCCCCGCCTTGCGGGCCAGCCGCGCGGCCAATACGCCGCCCCGTCCGGCAATCCTTGCCTCAATCATGCGACGCGCAACCGCCGCCAGCCGCGCCACAATGCAGCGATGGCGGCAGGCGGGCTCGCCTGCACTTCGCCGCTGTCGCGCATGCGGTAGAGATGGGCTGCATAGTGGAGGATGCCCTGGCGCAGTCCTCCGGGCAGGCTGTCCCATCCATCGGCGAGACCCGCGGTAAAGCGCACCGCCACCCGGCCCGCCGCGCCCTGGCGGAGGATCCGGAAACGCCCGGTCCCATCCGCGCCGAGGCTGGCCGCGAAATCGCCGCTCCCCATGGCAAAGCGCGCGCCTTCGCCGGGAATGCCTTCGACCGCTTCGATCGCCTGCACCGGTTCGGCCAGCAGCGCCTGCCAGCCGGGCCGCACGGCATGGATCTCCTCGCACAGGCAGGCCAGCGGCACTCGCCCGGTGAACGCCTCGCACATGTCGAGCGAGGCACGCAGCAGGCGCGTGAGCATCTCGTCCTCGCCGGCGCTGGTGATGGCAAGCCACGCCTTGAGCTCGCCCAGAACCCCCGCCGGCAATACCGGCGGGGTCAGGATGGTCCGCTTCATCGGACTCAACTTTCGATCCTCAGCAGCTTGATCGCATTGCTGTCGAGCACTTGCCCGCCAACGCGCTTCGTCGAGTAGAAATGGACGAAGGGCTTGTTGGTGAAGGGATCGCGCAGGATCGAGGTCGCGCTGCGCTCCGCGATCAGGTAGCCGGCCCTGAAATTGCCGAAGGCGATCGGGACCGTGTTCGCCGCGATGTCCGGCATGTCTTCGGCTTCGATCACCGGATAGCCGAGCAGCCGGTCCGGCCGCCCCTCCGCCAGTCCCGCCTGCCACAGGAAGGCGCCATCGGCGGATTTCAATTTGCGGATTTCGGCCAGCGTCGCAGAGTTCATTACCCAGCTCGCCCCTTGCCGGTGCCCGGCCTTGAGCGAATGGGTGAGGTCGATCAGCACATCCTCGATAGTGTTGCCGAACCCCAGGGGATCGCCGCTCGCCTTGAATTGCAGCGCGCCGAAAGGCCGCGTCGTGTCGGTAAAGGGCGATTGCGGCGCATTCAGGAACCCGTTCGGCCGGTTCGTGCCATTGCCGCTCACGAAGGCCGCGCCTTCCGCGCGGGCGAATTCGCTCGCGATCTCCCGCGCCAGCCAGCCTTCGATGTCGAAACTCGCATCGTCGAGCATCGCCTGGCTCGCCGCCGGATTGGCGTAGAGCTCGCCGGTCGGCGGGGCGATTTCGGTGAATGTCGGCGTGGAGGTTTCCGGCCGGGCGACGGTCTCGCTCACCCATCCGCTGCCCGTCCCGCCGGTCGCGAACAGCTTGCGGTATCCGGCGGTCCCGGTCTGCACCACCTGGGCGATGCGCCTTATCGGGCTGATCTCTTTCAGCTCGCTGCCGATCTGCGCGTCGAGCTCGTGCGGCACGGCATAGCCGCCTTCGGACGGGCTCGCTCCGGAAAGCGACTTGAACTCCGCCTCGCTGCCCTTGCGCAGATAGAGATCGACGAAGCCCTTCACTTCCGCGGGGCGCCCGCCGCCCTCCAGCGCCGGCCGAGCGGCGGCCCGGCCCGCGCGGTCGAGCTGCACTTTCACCTCGTCCACTTCGCCGCGCAGCGCGGCGATGTCCTGCTCGGCGGCATCCTGCCGCGCGACGATGTCGAAAGAGGCGTCGAGCGTGTCGGTCTGGTTGTCGGTATCCATGATATTCCTTTCGGTTGGGCACAAAAAAGCCGGCCCAATCGCTTGGGGCCGGCGGGGAAATTTAGAGGCGCTCACAGAGGCGCGGAGGCACAGAGAAGACGTGGATGCCGCGAAGCGGCTATCTTTTTTGGCTCTCACAAGGGCACGAAGATTGTGTGCCGCCTCGCGGCTGCGCGCGAACAAATTCTCTGTGCCTCTGTGCCTCTGTGAGCGCACAAAACTCACACGATAAAATGCACCCGCGCCCCGTGCTGGAGCGGATGCTTCACAAGGCTCACTTCGATCAGTTCGACATCCTCCAGCACCCGCCCGCTTGCCTCGCGGCGGAAGCGGCGCGCGTGATAGCCGAAGCTCAGCCCGCTCACCGCGCGGCGGCGCAGCATGTCGGCGGCGCGGCTCACCGGATTGTCGATCCGCGCGATCACCCGCAATCCGCGCGCATCCTCCTCGGCCCGCTCGATCCAGCCGATCCGCTGCGACGCATTATGTTGCCAGTATAGCGGCAGCCTCTCCTTCCGCGCGCCCAGCGTGCGCAGGAATGCGCCGCGCCGGATCGTGTCGCGGATTGCATCGGGCCGCCCGAACAATGCGGCATAGCCGGCGAAGCGGATGCTCATCCCAGCAGCTCCGCCGCGCCGGCGCGCACCGCGATCCCGACCAGCAGCAGCGCCAGCAATCCGCGCACCGCCCAGTCGACCACCGCTTTCCACGCGCTCCTCTTGGCGTCGCGCCAGGCGGCCAGCAGCTCGCGCAGTTCGCCCAGATCCTCCGGCGCGCCCTCGTCGGCGAGGCCGAGCCGCGCGAGCACGCGGCCCGCGCCCAGCTCGGAGCTTTCCTCCACGATGGCGCGCAGCGTGGTCAGCTCGCAGCCTTCGATATTCGCCTGGGCGATCAGCCTGGCGAGCATGTCTTCACGGTTCATTTCTTCGCTCCTTGGCGTTCCGCAGAAACCAGCCCGAGCATCTCGCGCTTCTCCTGGCTGGTGAGGAAATCCGCGCCCGCCAGCTGCTCCCAGAGCCGCTCGCGGTCCTCGGCCAGCGCCGGCACCCGGTCGAGATCGACCGCCAGCTTCGCCTTCGGGAACCACGGCGCGAGGCCCTCCCCGAGCCCGGCAAGAATCTTGCCCGCCAGCGGGAGCAGCGTCAGCCGCCACAGCGCCCGGTTGGCCTCGCGGTAATTCGAATAGGTGTTGTCGCCCGGCAGGCCGAGCAGCATGGGCGGCACGCCGAAAGCGAGCGCGATGTCGCGCGCCGCGGCCGCTTTCAGCTCGGCGAAATCCATATCCGCCGGGCTCATCGATATGCTCTGCCATTTGAGCCCGCCATCCAGCACCATCGGCCGCCCGGCATTGGCGCCACCGGCAAAGGCGTCGGCCATCTCGGCCTTCAGCCGCTCGAACTGCTCCGGCGTGAACCCTCCCGCATCGCCGCCCTCATGCACCAGCACCCCCGAAGGCCGTGCGGCGTTTTCCAGCAGCGCGCGGTTCCACCGGCTCGCCGCATTATGGATCGCCACCGCCTGCTCGGCCGCACACAAAGTCCCCGCGCCGTAATGGTCGTCGGCGGGGTGGAAGCTCTTGAGGTGGATCAGGCCGGGCCAGCCATTCTCGTCCTCCAGCGGGATCGTCACCGTGTGGTCGCCGACCTTGTAGCGGTAGGCGGCGGGCCAGCCATTCTCGCCCGCCTCGACCGAAACCCGCTCGGGCCTCAGCGCGAACAGCTCGACCGGCCGCCCGGCCGCGTCTTTCACGATCTGCACATAGCAATTGCCGTGCATCAGCAGCTGCGCGGCGATCGTCTCCAGCAGCGGCTGCCCCGCGCTCGTCGCACCGACCAGCTGCATCAAAACCTTGCCCGCTTCCACCAGCGGCGCGGCGGCCACGCCCTCGGCCACGATCCGCACCGCGCGCTGCGCCACCGGGTTCTGCAGAAAGGCATGGCGCACCGCGCGCCCGTAATCGTAAGGCAGCGCCTCGCCCCCACCCGTCCCGGCAAATCCCATCGACCAGGGCGAATTAAAGCTGCGCGCCAACGGCACGCGCGCGGCGCCCCCGCCCTTGAAGGCGGCGGCCAGCGTGGCAAGAAAAGACATCGGATTTTCCTTTGGTTGGCAAAAAAATCCTCCCTGCCCGCGAAGCGATGGGGAGGGGGACCGTCTCCGCGAAGCGGAGATGGTGGAGGGGCCAGGCCTCGTTCGCGAGAACCTCGAAAATGGAG